TTTAGAAGGATCTCTCCTTGTTTGGACGGTTTAGCGGTAAACGGGGTCGCGTCAAACTTAATTGGGTTATCGCTGCCGTAATAACCCAGTCCATAGTAATCAATACCGTAACGGGACATTATTGAGTAATACCTCCGGTAGCACTTACTAATAGTGCGCCAATAGAAGGTAGTTCATTAATGGTTGGAATCTCATTAGTTGCGCAAACAATATCAGTAAATGTGAGAGCGGTAACACTTCCAGAGGTGGATACCGAACTAACAGGCGCGGCAACAAGCGCATAAGAAAATGTGTTTGTAGTAACCGCTGTTACAACAAAAGTGCCATTAAACGTATCATCAACACCTGTCACCGACACCGTTTGCCCAACAGTTAAGTTGTGAGTAGCAGACGTTGTTAAGGTAGCCGTGTTTGATGCTAAGACTTTATTTGTAATGGTAAATGTTTGATCTTTATCAGCGCGAACCATCTTTTGGATCTGTTGATACGCAACACCATCTACAGAAGCTATTGCTGTGTGAACGTCAGACAGAGAGATAGTGTCTTTAAATACAACGTTATCTATGTAAAACAAAGAATTTAACGCAGATTTTACTCCAGAGAGCACAGATGATTGTTGATATTTAGGGGCAACGGTTATCGCCACAGTTAAATAAACACCTACATACTTAGGTGGCTGGAAAGTAATCGTGGTATTTGCAGGCGCTTTGTCTATAAGGTAAGCAAGAACTTTAGTAGTTAGGTTATTAAACACAGATGTAGGTGTTACGTTATCTGAAGATACTCCTGGATCTCCAGCTGGGGCAAGATATAACGTAACGGATGTATACACATCTGCGGTAGCAATTGCTTTAGACACTCCTGATACTTGAACAGCAAGATAGGCATAGTCAGCTAAAGAAACAGCTCTGTTAATTGACCTGATACTTAGAGGCGCGTTGATGCGAATAGAGTCTGTTGATTCCGCATCTGCTCCACCCGTAGCCGCTCCGTCACCAGATGTGGATATATCTTGGTTGGCTACAGTTATACCTGCAGGAATAGATCCTCCAGGAACTTTGATTAGATACTTAATAGTGTTAGATGCAATATTACCAATAGTGCCTCCGCCAACGCGGTAAGTTGCGTAAATCTGTAAACCGTTTGGTGGTATACGACCGCTCACACTATCTCCAAAGATAATGTAGGTAATACCATCTGCAGTTGTAAGAACGGAAAAGGCAGGATCATAACTATTAGAGTCAATTAAGTTCTCAACTCTTTGATAAGAAACACCGTTAATTGTTACCTGCACAGAATCAGTAATAACAGACGTGTTAACTAATTGATATGTTTGGTTAGGTGTACCATCAGAAACACCGATAACCTCATTAGAGATTGTCTCACCTTGAGTTGCTTTTACTGTAACTGAGCCGTTAGTTGTACCTGATTTTGCAGGAACAGTTATTGGGTCGTTTGTCTCAAAAATAATCTGAGAAGTTGTTGCATTGGCTACCAAAGACGTTGCCACTTGAGTAAGAGCAGGAATAGGTACGTCTGAAGCCGTTGAGTTTTGGAAGGTAAGGGTTACTGTAGATGCTGTGCTTGATGTGGGGCTGTATCCAAGAAGGGTTGCAATCTGCAATACACTTTTACGTTGAGTAGCAGTTGTGATTAAGGCCTCATTGGCTGCGCGGTCAATGTAATAGTTGATAATTCCGCCCATATAAGCAAAGAGCTCAAGCAAAACCATTCCAAAGTCCGCTGGGTCGCGGTTAGTCCACGTAGGTGAGAAGTTAGGGATAAGAGAGGTCATATCCGAGAGAATGGAGGCATAATCTCTAGATGTATAGTCTAGAGATGGAACATAGTTACTTGACATTTGGTACCTCCGCGATTACGTCACCAGATTGGCTAAGAATATCAGTTTTAACAACCACAGTCTCAGGATTTGAGGATGATCCATATCTATATGTGATGTTTATAGATATATGGCCGTCTAAAGGATCAACAACAGGGTTCACACTAAGAAGCGTTAGATAGTTAAGCCAAAGGTTAAATCCGTTTGCTACTTCATCTTTGATTATGTTTGATGCCTTATCTGTGCTCTCAAACAAACTATTTTTGACCGCTGTTCCGTATTTAGGGCGGTTAATGCGTTCGCCAATTTGAGTCATAACTACAAGGACTACCCTGTCCTGGATTATCTTCTTTAGGTCTTGAGTGCTATTAACACCGCCATCACCATTAAAAGAAAACGGCAAAGCTATTGCCTTACTCATAGTGCTACTCCCATCCATACTGGAAAGTTAGGGTCTCCTGCTATAAACATAACCCAAACCTTTTGCGCCACATTAGGTACTTTACGGTGCGGGGTATGCTCGTTATCTGTGTCGTCTAAAGGATCGGTCGCTGTAACGTGTGCGTGAGTAAGTTCTCCTGTGTTTCCCGCATGAGCAGCGTGGGTTAGTGTCTGAGATGCAGTAAAGCTGTGTGTATGAGACGGGGTTCCACCAGCCCCTGTTGACCCAGAGACAGAGACACTATGACTAGCATGAGTAGTTAGAAGGGCTGCTACTTCTGAAGCAAGGTGGGGCAGATGGTCTAGATGATCTGCATTACTTGTTACTGGTAGGCAGGGAGAAGCCCAGTTAGTTTCTGTATCTCCTAGTACTTGAGGCACCTTTAACTTTATCTTATAAGCAGCGTCTGGATCTTCATTGTTAGTGCAGATGCCCTCATAGATACCGTAAAAGCGCTTGTCGTATGTATCGTCGTTGTTCATAGCTTAGGCACCTTTGTTAATAGACGCTTAATATTAGATTGTTGGCTGGTAACAGGTTGTTGTATAGGATTTAATGTTGCAGTTCCTGTTTTCCACAGAGGACTGGATAAGGTTGTAACAGGTCTATTAGAGGTTGCCCCAAAAGTGCCTTTAGTAGAGGGGCTTACGTGAGGTGCTACCTTTTTTAACGTAGTTTTAGGCACTATGCTAGTTTGCCGCACCCCAGGAATAACTACTCTTGTAGGTTTAGCTTCAGGGGCCACGATGTTTCTACCATCTGTCCATCTATTAGCAACACCTAAAGAATCGGTTCCTAAATATAAAATGCTTGTGTATAAATGGTTGTTTCTCTCTTGCTCAACAACTCTGTGCTCAACACCCAATATGATCCAGTAACCTGAGTAATATCCACCGATTCCGTCAAGATATACAGGAAGATCAGGACGTAGAGTAGGATCGCCTTTAACCTCAGCAGAAGCTCTATAAGGAAAAACGTTTCTGTTATCAGCAGCTTCTGCTTCATATGCCGCAACTGTTGGGTCTGTAGCAACTACGTGGGTATGGAACTTATCAAAGAACTCATTAGAGTACTTTTGCTTTGTTTTAGGCGCTCTAATCTGTTTTGTCAAAGATATAGGACTAATAGAAGATGCATCTAGTCCAGATATAGCAACAGCGGCCTTCATATCGCCATCGTATGAAAAGCCTTCGCTTATAGCTGGGTTAAAAGAGTATATGGTAGAACCGCTAGGGTCATTAGGATCTCTCATTACAAATCTACTTGCCTCGGCTCTTTTACTTTCGTACTCATAGAGCATAGGTTGGAAGTAAATCTCAGTGTTCTCTGTTCGTAAAGAGTAACCAGACTGTTTTGCTAACCTTACGCAAAGTTCCCAATCTGTGTGGCCTGCTTGAGCAATCTGTGGGTAGATGCGTGGATGAGCAACAGTAAAAGCAACAAAATTATGTTTTTTAGCAATTTTCTGTATAACAGCGTCGGCAGATAGCCCTGCGTATACCGTTTGAGATTCATTCTTCATCACCATAGATGCGCTTACCGCAATAACTTCTGTTAAAAACGAGCCAGGAGTTCTATCTACTACTACGCTGTGAACATAGCCGTAGAAAACTCTAGATTTACCGCCCTCGGTAAGCGTAAAGGTTATTGGAGAACCTGCTTCAATAACGTCATACTGAACGTTCCAATCTCTAAATGTTATAGATGCTATCTCGTGTTCGTATTTATTTTGATAAAACGACATGGAGTAAACATATAGAGGAGGAACTGTAGTATTAGGAAATGAGACGGTTACGTTATTAAACATTTGGTATCTTTAACACCGTTCCGTCTGGGATGTTAGTAAAGTCAACTATATCAGGATTAAACTCAGGAATAATCCACCAATACTCTGGATTTTTATAGTAGCGGTGAGCAATTTGATCTAAGCGTTCCCCACTTATATAAGTATGCTCATAGTAAGTTAAAGAGCTAAGATTGCTTATATCGTAGAAAACAATAGGGTTTGCATTACCGTTTGGCGTAGTTGCAACAAAATCAATTGTTGAATACTCATATCTAGAACCTTTATAAATAGGCATTAGCTCTTACTTCCTAACGCGACTCTAGAGAAGGCGTTAAATGTTACTTGTACATCTGTATGAATAGGTATCATGTCTGATGTAAAGGCTGTGTGGTTTACGTTTAGGCTCTCAATCCAGCCAACGTATGACAAGCTGTTATCGGTGCTAGGACCAAATTGAAGAGCTATAGCTGTAGGTGCTAGAAAAGCAAGATCAGCAGTTTTACGTCCAAGGGCATTAATCCATGGTCGTCCTTGTTGACCAGAGCCGTTAATCATTCTGTAGATATATTCTACATCTGCCATAGTTCCAAGTCTCATAAGGTCATCAATCATAGGACCGTAGTCTCTTCCAAGGGCTCCCGCAGTACCTGCTGCGGTATAAAAACCAGAGTAAGAGCTAGGATTAGATGTTCCTCTAAAACATGCAAAGTCGTTTCTGCGATCAATAACAATAGTGAACTGAAGACCTTCCATAGCGGTAAATAGTCCACCTTGGTTAGCAAACTTATCCATAACGCTAGGTACAACGTTAGAGTTTCTTGTTAATACGTTTTGTAGATTTTCTGGGTTCCATAAGAACTGAAAACCCCAGTAGTTGTCTTCTACAGTTACGGCAGCTGAAGTAGTTCCTGTTGCTGCGGTAGATATGTTTGAGCCCGCTGGTATTTGTAGCTGTGTTCCGCCTACGGCGTCTGAACTGTCGTAGTACCACATCATGGCTCTACGAAGACTATGATCTACAGCCTTAGGATTTGGATTAGATATATTATTTAAGTTTGAGAAGCTTCTAGGTAAGCTCCACTCATGAGGTGGAAGATTAAACTTCATCTCTGAAGCTTTGTGGAAGGAAGGAAGTGTAGGGCCGTCTGGAGGCGGAGTCGGTCCAGGTTTTTTAGCAAAATCTACCGTGATAAACGGTTGGTCAACGCTATGAGTATAGGTTGTAGTTTTAGTAGCCGTTGTTGTAGTCACAAATGCTTGTTTTGAGCTGTGCGTAAATCCAGAGCTCTGTGTAGTAGTTTTTGCTGCGCCTTTTCCGCTTGCTAATGGTGCTTGTGGCATTATTACTTCTTCCCTAACTTTTGTAGGTTAGTATTAACTTCTTGAGCAACTTTCTTAGGATCTTGCGCGCCACTAATTTGAATGGTTACTCCACCATAATTATAGTTGTAGTTGTTACTAGAAGGCATACCAGCTCCACCGCCAAATGCAGCAGAAGTAGCAGCAGCAAATCTAGATGCCGCTGTGGGGTCACCAGTCATAGATGTTGATTTTGGTTTAGCTGGTTCCCCACCGCTAGTAGTATCAGAAGAGGTACTGCCTGGAGAATACGCTGTTCTATTAGGGTCTACTTTACCTGTGACCCATCCAGATTGAACGATTGCCGCCCAAGTTTTATCACTACTATCTCCCGCGCGAAAAGCAGAAAGGATCTTGTCATAACCAATACCTTTAGTATTAAGAAGAGTATTAGCATCTGCCATAGCACCTTGAGCAATTGTTTTATACTTTTGTACACCCGCTTTGTTTGCCTTAGTAGAGCCTGACATCGCAAGTTCGCTATTCATTGGGTTGTTCCAACGCATAGGGTCATTGCCGCTCTCATAGCGCATCCATTGTTCAAGGATTGCTCTATTAGCGGCTGTATTAGGTGCTTTAATATCTTTAAAGAATGAAGACTCAAAAGCAGATACTGAACCGCCATTAGCGCGGTGCATGGAGTTTAAGTCTTTATTAGGTATGATAACGCCATCAGTTTTAGGGATAAATAGCTCTGGCCCGACTTCACCAACAATATAAGGAGTGTTATTACCTACAGGTCCACCAGCTGCTTTTTGACCTATGTTTTTTAATCCATTTAAAAACCCGTTAGCGCCAGCAAAAACTGCTGTTAAATCGCTCATAGCTGCAGCTAATCTATTTAGCCCTGTTCCCACATCCGCAGCAATAGCGGCTCCGCCTGCAGCAGCAGCGGAAGTTGATACAAGAACTCCAGTCTGCGCGGCTGTTTGGCTAGCGATGTTTCTAGAAGCAGCGGACTGAATACCAGCGGCAACCATCTGATCTTTAGTAATAGATGCTAAAGGTTTTCCACCAAACTCTGCTTTAGCAAGAAGCATATTCTTAACAATAGTAAATGTACTTGGATCTCCACCAACAAGCCCGTTAACCATGTTATACAAACCATAGCCAGGCTGGAAAGAGAACTCCATGTCCTTCTTATTTAAACCACTAGCGCCAGAGGTTTGCTTTAAGTAATTCCAAATTCTGTCTACCAACTGTGGGAGAGGTAGCATGTTGCCATTGGAATCGCGGATGTTAATACCAATAGTTCTGGCTAAGTTAACGGTATTAGCTGAGTTGAGTACCCCACCCACGCTAGCGGTAACCGCTTCAACGCCCATACCAGGAACAAAGTTAGAGGCTTGGGCAGCACCCTGCATGACTTGATTAAAGTTAGTAGCTCCAGTTAACCCAGAGGCCTGTGCTTGCGCCAGCGCTCTAGTGGTGTCCATAGGACTAATAGCGGTTCCGTTATTTGCAAGACTTTTTTCTAGAGAACGAACACGTCCAGTTCTATCTTGAAGACTGCCTGAGTAGCCGCCCTGTCCGTAAAAAGCTGAACGCTGCGTTAAAAGGTCTTGGAGTACAGATACGTTAGTGCCAGGGAGGAAGTTAGCTAAAGCGTCTGCAGCAGCTAATGCAGTTGCCCCTGCAGATAATCCTCCGCCACCAAATAGCTTTCCTCCACCTCCACCGCCACCAGCACCGCCTGCGCCTTCAGCGCCGCTCTGTGCTACTTTATTATCACTAGGGCCGCCAGCTACGCTTTCTTTTACGCCATTATCGGCGACAACCTGGTCGCCTCTATTTCCTTTACCGCCAGGTCTAGAGGACTTTAGGAGGTCAGACATCTTTTGAAGCTGAGGTAATACTTGGTTTTGGACAACAGATCCAATGCCTAACAAGTCTTGTTTAATGTTACCAATAGACTGATGAGTGCTGGACCATAGCCCCATAGACGATTTACTATCGCCTGCCATGTTTACCTCCTACCTCTTTTAGATCTTTCTAACCAGTTTAACCGCTCTCTTACAGATAACTGCTTTATCTCTGTAAGGCTCCAACCAGTAAAGGTTCTTGTTATAACCTCATACTGATCTAGCAGGTTTTCGTAATCTTTCTCTCTATATGCGAAACAAGTCAACAAGACTGAGTGGGAGAGCGATATCTTCACCACATGCCTTGCATGTCTTGGTCACCTCCCCAAGGCGTGGGCCTGGGTTCTTATCTAAGATCTGCTCAATAATTGTTGCGCGATCCTTCATACCAAGGGATAGAACAGTGCTTGCTCCCATAGAGGGTTGGTCATTTACAGATAAAACACAGCCCGATAGAAGCATTGTGTTTACTTCTGCTGAAGACTTATCAACATTCTCAAAGAGCTTTTTTTGAGTTAAACCTGTTGGAAGAGTTACTGCTACATAGCCCTTCTTTGTTTCAACGCGCCAAGTTCTATCAACAATAGGATCGTTTAATTTCTTTACAGGTATATCGGTTTCTAGATTAATATCTACATCTTGTTCTGTTTTACAGTTGCTGCATGCGATTCGTAGTGGAAGATCATCTCCAAATGTAATACGGCGGATACCGATAAGAATTGCATCTCTATCTCCAGATAAAAGATTATCTAGATCCTCTAGAGTTGCCTCTCTTGATCCCACCTTTACAAGTCCTCTCTGTAGAAGAAGATTAAGCGCTCTACCAGTGCTTGATGCTTTGGCAATAGCCTCTTCATCTAAACCTGTTAGCTCCCTAACCTCTACAGTAGTAACAACTTCATTGTTATCAATAAAGCCGCCTGGAAGGGTTACCTCTGGCCCTAGAGGAGCCTTGGTCTCAACGACCG